TGCAGAGTCCTTTGAATTATATTCTTACTCCTATTGTTAAAGGTGCTGTTGACGCGTATCGTCCCCATTTGGAGACTGTCGTTCCAGCTATTGTTAAGGGAGTTGGAAAATTGCGTGCGCGTGGAAAGAAGAATCCTAGATTCACTACCCCAAAACCCGACGTTGTTTATCGTGCTTCCGGTGAGAAAGTTAACGCTAAATATCTAGCTAAGAACCACGTGCTTCTTCGCGCTGACGGATCTGCTGCGCCCTATTCACCCGAAATCGATAATTTTAAATATATTGAGACTAAGCCAAATCAACAATACAAAATGTCTTCAAAAGGAAAGAAAGCTCTTGCCAATGTTACTGTTCGGGCACCTGTTGCTCGTTCCAAGAGGCTTGCTGTAGTTAACAAGCCGCGCTATCGCTCTGGTAACAAAGGAGTCGTGATACGGCATAAGGAGTTAGTTGGGCCTTTGATGTCCAACTCTACTACTCTTTCGTATCAAGCTAATTCTTTTGTTATCAACCCTGGCAATTTTGGTATGTTTAATTGGTTGAGCTCGTTTGCCGCGAATTTTGATAAGTATCGGATATTGAGCTTTAAAGCTATGTTCGTGTCAAATCAGCCTACATCCACTGCTGGTCGTGTTGGGCTTGGTATTGACTACGACTCTACTGATCCGTTACCTGCGGATAGAACTGAGTTCTTTTCCTTGACACATAATGTTGAATCTGCTCCTTGGGATTCGTTGGTCTTAAATGTGCCTTTTAAACCTGAAGTTAAGTTTGTTAATTCCCATACCACAACCGATTCGAAGCTTATTGATTATGGTCAATTGGTTTGCATGGCTGATCAAATTGTGACTTCTGGTACTGCGATTACCCTGGGTGATGTTATAATTGAATATGAGATTGAATTGTTGGAACCCCAACAATCCGTTTATTCTACTACTTACTTTAGTGGTGCGAATATCGGAGCATTCTCAACGCTCACCGTTACCGGACCTACTGTTGCTAAGATGGTTGCTACCAATAGCACGACAGTTCTTGAGTTTACTTTACCTGATGGGTATTACTTGATGAGCTGCAGTTTGGTTGACGGTGGTGCTGGTACCCCTGGGTTGACTGCTGTTGTACATGGTGGTAGTGGCACAAACACATATACTGGTGATGCTTCCAGTAAGGTTATTGTCGGTCGTTTTAAAATCACTTCTAATGATGGGTCTATCAAGTTGACTTTCAGTACTGTTACCATTGCAAATCTTGAGAGTATTTTGATAGCGTTTACTAGGATGAGTGCTTCCAACTATTCTGTGGGTCCTGCCTACCAGAGTGCTTTGGGAACTTATTAAGTTTCTTTTTCTCTGTTGTGTGCGTTGACCAGATCGTAACTGGCGTGCCAGCCTTCACTATAAGGTTATCCTACAGTGAAATGTAAACCAACGGGCTTGCCCTGGGTATGCCGATGGCTTATCGCGACAAGCATGGGACCGATTGGTGTAGAGATAACTGATTAGGTAAAAATATTAGGTATAAAGTCTTTCTCTAGCTGACTTAAAATGGATCTAGAGTTCTGCTGATGGTAACACTAAAATCTTTTATAGTGCCATGTGTTACCTTTTGGGTCAAGCACCG